AGGACGTCTACGGGGAGGACGTCTACGCGAAGTTCGACATGCGCGGCCTCCTGCGTGGAGACGACGCGAGCCGCGCCGCCCTGTACCAGGCCCTTTGGAACATGGGGGCGCTGAAGCCGAACGAGATCCGCGACCTCGAGGACATGGACCTCCTCGACGATCCGGCCGCGGATCTCACGTACGTGCAGCAGGGATTCGCCCCGCTCGGGACGAACGCGACGCCGGCCATCACGACTGGAGGGTCAACCAATGGCCAATGACCACGAGCGGCGGTATCTGCTGCTGAACGACTACCCAGACGCGATCACGGTCGAAAAGCGAGACGGCGAACCGCCCGTGCTCGTCGGCATCTCGCCACCGTGGGACTCGCTCTCGGTGGACCTCGGCGGCTTCCGCGAGAAGTTCGCGCCGACCGCGTTCGACGGCCTGGTCGACCGAGCGCCGAACGACCATCGCGGCAAGATCGACGTCCCGTTCCTGTTCGACCATCAGTCGCACCTGATCTCCGGGCGAACGACAAACGGCCGTCTGGAGATCAGGAAGGACCTCAAGGGCCTCGGCTACCGGCACACCCCGGTCGACACGACGCACGGCCGGGACCTCGTCAAGCTCGTCGAGGACCGCACAGTCACCGGCGCGTCGTTCGCGTTCACGGCGGCCCCCGACGGCGAGACGTGGACCGAGGACGCGAAGGGGAACGTGATCCGCACGGTGTTCCGGGCGTCCGGCCTGTTCGACATCTCGGCCGTCACCTATCCGGCATACCCCCAGTCGTCGATCGGCCTCAGGTCGATCGAGGCGTGGAAGGCGAACCGCCGCGTAGTGGAGAACCGGGCCGGCGACCGCGGGCTCGTCATCTCCATCGACTACGATCGGACGTTCGCCGCGGCCACCGGCCTGTGGCGTTCGTTCGTGGCTGATGCCACCGCCCGCGGGAACCGCGTGGTGTGCATCTCTCGCCGCGAAGACACCGAACAGAACCGCGATGAACTGCGGTTCGCGTTCGACGGTCTGGACGTCCCCCAGATCCTGCTCTGCGGTGCCGGCCAGAAGAAGCGGTCGGCCGCGGCGGCCGCCGGCCTCGAGGTCGACATCTGGATCGACGACTACCCAGAGGGCATCGCCGAGCAGCGGAAGACGCCGGTTGCCGTCTCCACGCTCGCGGGTGCCCGTGCCGCGGCAGCAGCCGCGGCGGCCCGGATGCGGATCGCCACAGGAGGAACCGGACGATGATCGAGACGCTGTTGGGAATCGCTCTTCTCTTCGCCGCCGCCTCGCAGTTCGTGGACGCGGCCAAGGCCAAAGCGTGGCTCGCGGCCTTCCGCGAGAAGTACCCGGCCGTTCAGTTCCGGCACGTCATCGCCGCCGGGATGGTCGCCCTGGCCCTGCTGCTCCTGCTCGGCGGCCGTGGGTCGCGAACGCCGACGCCGGCCCCGACTCCGCCCGACAGCCCGATCAGCCTGGCCGGCCTGTGGGCGGCGCACCCCGAGGCGGCCGCCGATACCGCGAGGGTCGAGGCCCTGTTCGACGAGATCGCCTCGGACGTCGAGTGGGACGCCGACCAGGCCGAGCCCGACATCACGACCGGCATCGCGTTCGACGAGCTGCGGACGCGGGCCTTCGACATGCGGCTGAAGGGCGACTCGATCGGCGACCGCCACCCGCGAGTGCGGGCGGAGATCAAGCGATACCTCGACTCCGCGGCCGGCACGTCCGGCGGGCCGCTGACGCCCGAGGAGAAGGCGAAGTGGATCGCGGCCTTCCGCACGGTGGCCCGTGAGGCCGGGAGGTACGTCAAGTGAAGGACCGGATCCAGGCTGCGGTTTACTGGTTCTCGATCGTCGCGGTGATCGCCGTCTCGCTCGGCATCATCATCGGCGAGCAGTACGTGCCACGCGCGCCGCGACCGATCCCGGTGATGGGTGACGACGGCCAGCCTCAAGGATGGACGCCGAACCCGGACGGCGTCCGGCGGTTCCTCCGCGAACTGGACAAGCCGACGTTCGCCGAGGCCGGCCCCGCGGCTCTCCGCGAGGCGAAGGGGGCTGACACGTTCCTGTACCGCGCCGCGTACAAGGCGCACCAAGCGTTGTACGGCAAGCCGTTCGTGGTCGGCCGGCAGGGCATCGGCGACTGCGTCAGTTGGGGCTGGGCGCACGGTATCTACGTCGCCCAGTGTGTCGATTGGGAGACCGGCCGACTCGCCAACCCGCCACCGTTCCCGAGCACCGAAGCGATCTACGGCGGCTCGCGAGTCGAGGCCCGCGGGAAGTCGGGCGACGGCCGCAGTCCCGTCGGCGGGTACAGCGACGGGTCGTATGGTGCCGCAGCTGCTCGGTGGGTTCGTCAGTGGGGCGTGATCTACCGCGACCGCTACGGGTCGCTCGACCTCACGACCTACTCCGCCGACCGGGCGAAGGAATGGGGCGCGTACGGATGCGGTGGCAAGGGCGACGGCGGCAAGCTCGACGCCGAAGCGAAGAAGCACCCGGCCACCCACGTCGCCATCGTGAAGACGTTCACCGAGGCGGCCGCCGCGATCGAGTCGGGATTCCCGATCCCCGTCTGTTCCGGGCAGGGCTTCGCGTCCCAGCGGAACGACGCCGGCTTCGCGGCCGCCCAGGGCTCGTGGGCTCACTGCATGTGCTTCGTCGGCGTGCGCTACAAGAAGAACGGCAGTCCCGATGACGGCCTCCTCTGCCTGAACAGCTGGGGGCCATCGTGGATCGGTGGGCCGAAGTGGCCGGCCGACATGCCCGACGGCTCGTTCTGGGTGAAGCGTGCGACCGTGGAGCGGATGCTCTCTGGCGAGGACTCGTTCGCGGTGGGCTCCGTCACCGGTTTCGGCTGGCGCGATCTCGACAACGGTGCCTTCATCGGACCCGCGCCGCCCGAGCCGGCACCGACGCGGCGCGGTTCGCCGCAGGGCACGACGCCGGTTCAGATCCAGTCCCTAGCCCTCTGAGGTGATCGCCATGTCTCGTCGTTCGCTCGCGTGCATCGTCGCCGTCGTTCTCCTCGCCTACTGGGCCGGTGGTGCCGACGTCTCCCCGACGCCGGCCCCGTCTCGGCCCGTGCTGCGGTGGGTCATCAGCGCCGCCAAGAACCTCCTGTGGGCCGCGGCGTTCTTCGAGCCGGCACCGCCCGAGCAATCGCCTGAAGCGATCGAGGAACGCGAGCGTGTCGTGCGGTCCTCGCCGGCCGAGCTCGGCGACGACGGGTTCCCGATCGTGAACCACGTGCGAGGGCTCTGATCATGCTGCTCTGGCGCTGGATCATTTCGTGGTTGGTGTGGTTCTCTGCCGACCCCGCTGTCGTGAATCTCGAGCACGCGCGGGCCGCGGCCGCTGTGAGCGTGGCGCACGCATCCATGCTCAAGGACTCGCGGCCGGCTCCAACCCCGACGCCGAAGTCGTGTGACTGTGGTGAAACGTGCGTCAAGGGCCTCTGGAAGCCCGACGGTCGCATCACGCAGAAGTGCGAGTGCCGGTGCCGGCGGTGCGTGGCCGAGCGAGAGAAGGGCGCGGCCGCTGACTGCCCGACCGGAGCGTGCCCCAAAAATCCTCCCACCGGAAAACGGTGAGTCTGTTACGTCTCGATAATCACACGTGCTCAAAGGATGAGCACCACACAACCCGGAAGGAATCGATCATGCCGTCGCCCAAGCTCGCCCGCCTGCAGGATGAGGCCGTGACTCTCGAAAAGACGATCGCCGATCTGCGTGCGATCGAGCCGAAGGACGAGGCCGACGCGGCGAACATCGCCAGCCGACTCGAGGCCGCCGCGAAGCGATCCGAAGAGGTCGCCGCCGCGGCGAAGGCCGAGCACGATCTCGACGCCCGGGTGGCCGCCATCCGGGCCGTGCACACGTCGAGCACGAAGGGCGAGCAGCGCGAACTGCCGGCCGACGCCAGCGAGACGGCCGACGAGTACGTCCCGGACCTCGCGTCCGGCGTCAAGGCCTTCCGGTCGAAGAAGGCCGCCGCGGCCGTCGGTGCCTACCTCTGCCGGATGGCCGGCGTCAGCACCCGGGCCATGGGCGAGACGGCCAGCGGTTTCGGCGACTCCTACGTGGTAGCAGAACTGAACGCCGCGATCGTGAACCTCCTGCAGTACCGCAGCGTCGCGCTGCAGGTCGCGTCGATCTACCGGCCGAACTCGATGACGATCAAGCTGCCGACCTCCGGCAACTTCACCGTCGGGTTCGCCGCGGAAGGCACCGCCTTCACGGATCAGGACCTCGCGACCGCGTCGTCCGACCTGACCCTCTACGAGGCGGGCGGATCGGTCGCGGTGTCGAACGCCCTCCTGAACGACAGCCCGATCGACGTGGCCGGCCTCGTGGCCGACCGCATCTCGTACGGCATGGCCGTCTGGTACGACACGGTGTGGCTGTCCGGCAACGGCTCGAACCCGACGATCACCGGCCTGCCGGCCGCGGTGTCGGGCGGCCAGACGATCACGGTCGCGACCGGCGCGGCCCTCACGACCCTCGCCAACCTCGCCGACGTCGTCGGCCTGGTTGACGAGACGATCATGGGGACCGGGACGTGGGTCGCCTCGAAGCGTGGGTACGTCGACCTGATGAAGCTGTGGTCGGCCCAGCAGACGACCATGACGGTCGGTGGCGGCCGCGTGGTGCCGACGATCTTCGGCGCCCCGGTCTACATCGCGAAGGGCATGCCCTCGACGACCTACGCCCTGTACGGCGACTTCTCGAAGTCGACCGCCATCGGGCTCGGTCAGGAGGGCGTGAACATCACCGTAGCGAAGGAACTCCTCGTGCGGAACCGGCAGACGCTGTTCGTGGCGTCGACCCGGATGGGCCTCGTCAACAACGGTCCCTCGTTCGTTGCTCGTCTCGCCAAGACCCCGTGATCCTCGTCTTCTCCTCTCCGCCGGCCCGGGGACCGCAAGGATGCAGTCCCCGGGTTTGGCGGCGGGTGGGCCTCTGGGGTGAACCATGGCCGAGTGCCGCTGCCTGCCCGACACGGTCAGGGTCATCGAATGGCCCATGGTCGAGCCGGTGTCGCTCTCTGAGGCCAAGCTCAACTGCGGCCTGTCGGACGACCAGACCGACTACGACGCGTTCCTACTGGACAAGCTGGCCGCCGCTCGCCGATTCGTCGAGCAGCGGCTCTCGACCACGCTCGTGGCCACGAAGCGACGCGTCGCCTTCCGGTCTCCGCCGACTCGCGTGCTGACGCTGCCGTTCCCTCCGCTGCTCGTGGACGAGCTGCACCCGATCACGGTGACGGCCGGCGGCCTCGAGGTGACGGAGGCCGGCTACGAGATCGACGCCGACGCCACGCCGGCCACGCTCACGCTGACGGCCGACCACGGGGCTCCGGTGGTCATCACCTACTGGGCCGGCGTCGCCGAGGGCCAGCGGATTTGCCCGATGATCCGCTCGGCGATCCTCGCGTTCGTCCGGCACTGGTTCGACTACCGCGGCGTCATCGCCGAGGACGGGAACGCCGAACTGCCACAGGCCGTCGAGGCCCTGCTCGCGGCGTCGAGCTGGAACGGGGGGTGGTGATGCCCCGTGCGTACCGCGAGACGTTCGTCGTCGAGAGGTCGGTCATCACCCGCGACGCCGCGGGCGGTGCGATCGAGACGTGGCAGACGGTCGCCACGATCTTCGGCGACTACGAGGCCACGTCCTACTCCGAACAGGCCCGCCGCGGCCAGATGGGGGGCGGCGTGTCGGCCACGGTTCGGACGCGGTGGCTGGCCGGCGTTACGGGGGCCATGCGGCTCCGCTGGTCGAGCAACGGTAACCGCCTGCTCTACATCTCGTCGGTGGTGCCGAAGCTGCCGAATAACGACCTCGAGCTGACGGTCGAGGAGCAGGTGACCTGACATGGTTCGCGTCGGCGCGTCGTCGAACCTGTTCAGTGTGCGGGTCGACGACCTCGACGTCGGCGTCGATGCGCTGATGGACCGGTTCTACGCCCTGCCGCGCTACGTCGCGAAGAAGCATCTTCAAGCGGCGATGAAACGGGCGCTGAAGGACGGCGTCCCGATCCTGAGGGCGAAGACGCCGAAGCGATCCGGGAAGGTGCTCGTGAAGTCGGCGGTGGAGCGGGACGGCCGCGGACGATTCCAGAAGGGCTCCGGCAAACTGCGGAACGCCGCTGGCGACATGCGCCGAAGCGTGATCGCCAAGTCGAAGTACGTCGGGAAGAGCTCCGGCGGGTACGTCGTCGGTGCCCTTGGCTACAAGGTGCCGTGGAACAGCCGCAAAGCAATCTGGCTGACGTTCGGCACGAAGTCCGGGATCGATCCCCGGACGTTCGTTGAGGAGGCCATGAAGGAGATGGAGCCGAAGGTGGCCGGCCTGCTCGCGGCCGAGATGGCGAACGCCCTGGAGAAGGCCGCGGCGGAGTTGGCGTCCGGCAAAAACCCCGGCGTGGGGCGTAGTGGATTCGGACCCGGGAGGAAGTGATGAAGCCTCACGTCTGGCTGAGTGGCGCCGTGAACGCGGCGCTCGGATCCGAGAAGACCTACCCGATCGGAACGCCCGAGGGCGTCGAGACGCCCTACGTGATCTTCGAGCGGACGGGGACAGGCAGAGATCCGGTGCTGTCCGACCCGCTGGGCGAGCCTGCTGCCGGCGGGTCGCTGCCATCGGTCGCGGAGTTCTCGCTCGAGGTCTACGCCGACGGGTACGTCGAGGTGTGGGATCTCGCGGATGCCATCGTGTCCGCCATCGACGGCCGGGCCACGGAGGACGGCCTCCTCCAGTGCTGGGTCGAGGACGCTTCCGACGGTGCCCCGGCGTGGCTGGACGGTCACTCACTGCCCACGTACACGGTCCAGATGAAGGTCCAGATCACCTACGTCCCCGGCTGAAAACCGTGAAAACCTACCGTGGCGAAAATGCCACGGCACACCGGAGGTCACCATGCCAATCCCGAGCTTTGTCTCCGCCCAGGGCACCACGTTCGCGTTCAAGGGCGAGACGTACCTCTGCACCGACATCGCCTTAGACAAGTCCGCGCCCGAGCGCGAGCGGATGGACATGACCACGCTCGACGTGGCCGACGGGTCCGAGGCCGTCATGGTGCTCGGGCCGATCAAGCCGAAGCGCGACCCGGCGAAGTTCTCGATCACGTACAAGTCGGTCACCGGCACGGATCCGATCGTCGAGGGCGACGAGGGCACGCTGACGACCACCGGCGCGACCGGAACATACCGGTGCGTCGGGAGCAACGTCAGCCGGAAGACGAAGTCGTTCGTCGAAGGCCAGGCGTCGTTCATCGAGATCATCACCGAGGAAGACATCACAGCCTGACGTGCAGATGAGGACGCCACGACATGCCAGGGCAGTACTCGTCCCACGGGGCTTTTGTGACGTTCGACGGCGTGCTGATCGGCTGGCTGACGGACTTCGAGTGGCAGGCCGCCGTGGCAACGCTTGTCGAACGCACGAACGTCACGAGCACCGTCGTCGGCGAGGGCGAGAACGCTCGGGTGGTGAACGAGTACGACTGCACGGCGATCGACCCGCCGACGCTGTCGTTCATGTTCTGGGGGCCTCCGCAGGTGTCGCCGTACTACGTGGGCGCGAAGGCGACACTGACGTTCGACGCACCGGGGGCCACGATCTCGGGTGAGGCGATTCTGAAGAGCATCTCCCACCGCGGCCGGTCCCGGCAGTGGTCGACGGGCACGGCCGAGTTCCAACTGACAGGAGCATGACGTGAGCGAAGCGATCAACAGTTTCGACGACCTACTGGCCGCGCTGAAGCCGGCCGGCACGCCGATCGAGTACGCCGTGAAGGCGTGGGGCGGGCGGAAGGTGTACGTCAGGACGCCGTCGAGCGCCGACGCCGATCGGTGGCGGTTCTATTGCAACGCTCACCGGGACGGCTCAAAGCCTCTCATGGCGAAGCTAGTGCAGATCCTGCTCTGCGACGCCCACGGCACGCCGATCGTGCCCGACGAGGCCGAGGCCCTCGACGAGCTGGCGTCCAGCCACCCGAGGGCGATCGACGAGATCGCCCAGTTCTGCCTACCGCTGATCACCGACCCGACCGAAGAAGAGGTGGAAGAGGAGGGAAAAGGCTGAGGGCCGACCCGTGGGAGCTGTTCGCCCACCGGCTGGCCCTCGAGGTACACGAGCCCGACGTCGAGGCGCTGAAGCGGCGACTGTCGTGGGGCCAGATGAAAAGGTGGTGTGCCTTCTACCGGCTCGAGCCGTGGGGGCAGCCGTGGCTTCTGGCCGGAAGGCAGACGGAGATTATCAGGTCGGCCTTCGCGGGGAAGTTCGACCGGCGCAACGAAGAACGGTTCCTGATCACGTACCAGGTCGGCGACGAGTACCGGGCCAAGGTCCACGTTCCGAAGGGTGAGCTGGCCGACCGGCTGGCGAACCTCCCGGGCATGAAGAAGGTGAGACGGCGATGGCGACGGGAATCGGCAAAGTCCGGGCGGTCTTCACGGCAAGCTCGTCGGGGCTCGTCTCGGGGGTGAACCAGTCCGTATCCGCGATGGCACGGATGCGAGCCGGCGTCGACTCCCTCGTCGGCAGCATGCGGACGCTGGTCACGATCCAGGGGGGCCAACTCTTCGGCTCGGTCGTCTCGGCCGCCAGTCAATGGACGTCGTCCCTCGTGAACATGGGCCAGCAGCAGGCCGAGGTCGTCGACAGGCAAAGTGAGCTGGCCCGGATGCTCGGCATGAACACGGCCGGCTTCCAAGGGCTGTCGCTGGCTGCTGAGTTTGCCGGTCTGAATCACGAATCGCTCGCCGCAGCGATCACCAACTCGGAGGTTGCATTCGTCAAGGCAGCGGCTGGGGCGAAGGTGTCTGGGGCCGCGTTCGCGTCTGCTGGGCTTTCGGTGGAGTCTCTCGCAAGCATGGACTCCGAAGGGCGATTCAAGGCCATAGCCGAAGCCATAAGCAAGCTACCGACGGCGTCCGAGCGGGCGGCCGCGGCGATTCGCATTTTCGGAAAGTCCGGGGCGTCGCTTCTTCCCATGTTCCAGGAAGGGGCTGCCGGTGTCGAGGCCATGCAGGAGCAGGCCAAAAAGCTCGGGCTGACTCTCAATAATGCTCAGGGGCTGTCTTTCGAGCAGATGAACGACTCCCTGAAGATGGCCCAAAAGGCGATTGAGGGAGTCGTGACGCAAGTCGTCGCGACGCTCGTTCCGGCCGTAACCGCCATCTCCGACCAGTTCACGAAGATGGTCGGCGACATCGGCGGCGCGAACATCGGCACCGCGATCGGAGACGGGATCCTCCAGGGTGCCACGTGGCTGGCCGGCGTGGGCGACTATCTTATTGCCAACTTTGGGTCGGTGTTCTCCTACCTCTCGCAGGTCGGCGAACAGTGGGGGGCGGTGACGGACTTCCTGAGCCGGACGGCCTCATTCTTCTCGGGGATGTGGAACTCCGCCGAGGCCGCCATGGGGATGATGATCCTAGGTTTCTCGTCTGCGTTCCAACGGCTTGCTGAGATCGCGCAGTCGATCGGCGGGTATCTCGGGTTCGACACGGCGAGCATCGACGCGATCGTCGAGGGGGCGAAGGCATTTAGCGCCAAGATCGACGAGGGGATCACCGAGAACGTCAACGCCGCGAGCGCCGACTTCGACCAGGCCTTCGGCGACTCCGCGACGCAGGCCGGCCAGGCCGTGAAGGGGCCGCTCTCCACGGCCCTATTCGACGCGATCGAGAGGGCGAAGGCGTCGGCGGCCGCGACGGACGCGGCCGGAAAGGGAGTGGCCGCAGGTGCCGGAGGCGGGGCTGTGGCCGCCGTCGAGCCTCGCGCCCTGAAGGCGATCGACTCCCGGTCGTCGGAAGGCATCGCCGAGATGTTTCGCATCCTGCGTGGCGAGGGCGGAGGCGTCCAGGAGAAGCAGCTGGGGGTGCTCGAGGAGATCCGCGACGAACTCGCGGACCCGGGCGAGGACGTCTACCTCTACGGTCTGGAGTGATCCATGGCGGTCGTCTCATACAAGCGGCTCAACGATTCGACGCTCTCGGGCCGTTACGGCGAGAGTTTCCAGATCGTCGAGAAGTGGGAGATCCGCACGGACTCGCCGACGACGACGAAGGTCAAGATCGCCGGGGCCGTGACCGGGGCCTACTTCGGCGCGGCCCACCCTGACATCTCGTCCTGCAAGGCGATGGAGTTCGACGTGGCCCCGGCCGACCGGTCGGGCCTGCTCTGGGTGCTGACCGTCCGCTACTACGTGCCGCCGCCGGGCAAGGCCCGGCAGGAGTCCGGCATGCCGGCGGACGTGTGGGACGCGATCGGCGGGACGACGAACGTCCCCGCATTCACGGATAAGGACGGCGTGGTCATCACGAACTCCGCGAAGGATCCGCTCGAAGGCCTGGAGCGTGAGCGCGAGGAGCGGGGCTGGGGTCTGACGAAGTTCTACGCGAACGACGCAGATTGGACGGCCGCACGCGACGCATACGCCGGGAAGGTCAACTCCGCGACGTGGGCCGGTGGCGCCGCGAAGACGTGGAAGTGCTATTTCAAGGGCGCGAAGATCCGCGAGATCAGCAAGTTCGAGGGCGACACCGACGGCGGCACGCTGAAGTTCGTCGAGACGCAGTGGGAGTTTCGATACGAACCAGACACGTGGAGCTGCAAGCCGTGGGACGTCGGCTTCATGGAGCTTGTCTCAGGACAGCGGAAAGTGATCCTTGGGAGCGACGGGAAGCCGGTGAAGCAGCCGGTGGCGCTGAACTCCGACGGCACGAAGCGGACGCCGGGGACGGCCCCCTCGACCATCAACTCCGGTGCCGGCGTCGAGTTGTACGGGACGGCCAACTTCTCGACCGGTTTCGGTACGCCCTTGATCGTGACGTGACGCATGGCGAAGGCTCGCAAGGTCGCATTCACCGAGGACGCCGCGAAGCGGATCGGCCGCGCCGTGAAGGCAGTCGAGGGCGGCAACCGTGACATGCCGCCGGTGCGGTTCCGCCAAGGCGGCGACGACACGCCCCACCGGCTCTGTAAGACGACGAGCACCTTCACGAAGGGCACGGTCGCGACGCTGAACGTTTGGGAGGACGGCACGCCGCCGAGCGAAACGCAGACGACCGGGGCGACCGTCGAGGACGTCGTCAACAAATACGCCACGATCCATGCCGGGAAGTGGGTGTCGGTGGCGCTCCACGGAAACGGACGATGGTACGTCGTGGCTGCGGAGTGCTCGTGATGATCATGCTGCCTGGTTGTCTGTGCTGTGGGTGCGCCTGCACGTGGCCGCGCGCGGCCACGATCAACGTGTCAATGACAACGGGGTCGGGCACTGGCGAGATGCGGCGTGAGGAGTGGCTTCCTTCGCCGCCGGATGGTGAGTCCAATCCGATCTCGTCGCGCACCATGACGGCGAACACGCCCAGGACGTTCACGGCGTCGGCTGGGATCGACGGCACGACGGGGTGCGTGGCGGTCACGTGGGTCGGTGAGGGGTTTGTCGGGGGTGGACCGTGGGGCACGCCGGGGACGGCAAGCCTTCTTGTTGACACGGTGCGGGTTGGCGAAGAAACGTCGTGGGTCAACGACACGTCGCTCGGCGGAACCGGCAGCGGAATATCGGGAATCGACCCCGGACTCTACGAGCAGAACGGCGCCGGCCTGGAGGTCGGACTGTGTGGCACGTGGGGGCCGCGGGGGCGATTCGGCACGGCGCATGCGAACCATCCACTGTGGACGCCGGCCCAGCCGCGTCCGTTCGACTCACTGCAGACGGGCGCTTTCGGGCAGTATTGGTCCCACGTCGCGTGGGTCGAGGGGGAGGCGAACTGGGCCGTCGAGCAGTGGAGTTGGATCTCCGCGACCGGAGCGGCGTCACTGCTCGAGACGCGCTACCGCGCCCTGCCGTACCGGCATCGTGTGCCGCCGGAGGTTGAGATCCAGCTTTTCGGCCAAGGCAGCGGCAGCGGTGCGTCGTTCACGTTGTCGTGGCTGCAGCACGCCGACCTGGCCGGCAATCCCTGGTGGGAGATCGACACGATCACGGTGGACTCGCCAGGCACGGGGTACGAGTACGGCACAGTCTTTCGCGTGCGGCCGATCAACGGCACGAGAGTCCACACGACCTACATGGATCGCGGCATCTATGGATACGGGCCGTACAACTTGATCGCCGGCCCGAACGACTATCTTGATCTTGGCTGGGAATCGACCGGCCACTCCCCGCCGCCGCTCGTTGCCCGCGTCTACACAGACCCGACCGTCGGACCCCCAAGCGCCTTCTTCGGCAACCCCACGACCCCGGCCACGCTGAGCGTTACATTCGGCGAGTCGGCGGTGATTGGTGCGGGAGGCGCTCGCGGCTGGCCGGTGACGAGTATCGAGTTGGTGGATGGTGGCGAAGGCTACCCGCCAAACACGACGCGACCGATCTACCTATTCCGCAACGGCTCGACTGTGGCGTTGAACCAAGGCACCGCCACGATCAACGCGATGGGGCGAGTCTCCTCGATCACGACGACGCTCGCGCCAACGCTCTACCCAGGCGTGGCGTCATTCGGCTCGATCACGCTGGGGGCGAAGTCGCAGAAGCGATTCATCGGCCAGACTCAGTACCGCGTCGAAAGGACGAGGTCGGCACCCGAAGTGACGGCGACCGCACAGGGGATCGACGGTGTGGTCGATTTGGAAGTGACGATGATCCCAGCCGGCGCCGGGGCGAAGCAATACTGGACGGCATCGGTCGAGGTGCCGACGCAAGAGATCGAGCGAGGGACGCCGATCACGTTCGCAAGAAGCGCCGACACGCTCTGTGAGCGAAATGCCTACGGGTGGATCAACGTCGATCACGCGCCGCCGGCATCGGCCCCCGTCCTCGTCATGCCAGACGGTGTGACGGAGGTCACGCTGCCGGGGTTCACGGTGACGCTTGTCGGCGGGCCGACGCTGACTGTTTCGTGGGGGGCGTGGGTGCGTCGCTACTCGATCCTGCCAGCCGATTCCCAGCGGTTCGCCGACCCGAACGCGGTGTGGGGCGTGATCGACGATGGAGGTGTCCTGACTTCCTTAGAGGGCTTCGGCGGGCCGGCGCTCGGCTATGGGGCAATCATCCACGTTTGGAAACACACCCAGCCATTCGGGTGGCCTGACATTCCCATTGGCACGTCGGTCAGTCTCACGGTGAAAACGCAGGCCGGGGTGGTGGTGGTCCGGCAGGCAGAGGTCACGCTCTATTCGTACCGCGTCAATGAGTTCGGCGATCAAGAAACGACGGGCACGCCGAACAGGTGGACAGTCACGATCGGCGATCCCGGTGAGTTTTACCGGCCCGTGCCGTCGAGTATCTCGCTCGGCCACGGCGGAGCGTTCTACCGGCAGGACTACGAGGTCACGGAGGACGAGCTGCCGACCAAGCTCGATCCGCCCGTGGACGTCACGACCTATCCGGCAGGGTGGGAGGACAACTCATGCCGATCGGTCAGCACCGTAAGCGGCGAGCCGGTGAGTTGGTTCGAGCCAACGCTAGGCGTCGTGGATTGGGTTGACGAGCGCGTGGCGGCATCGCAGGCGACGGGGCAACCGATGCCGCAGCCTGCTCACTGGTGGGTGGGGCCAAGCGGGCCGAATAAGCGATTGACGATTCGCCGCGCCAGCGGCGAGCAGGAAACGGAGTTCGGTATCTCGTCATAGGAGTCTGGGCTCATGGCACGCCAGCGATCCCTGGAACGTCGAAACGCTGTCGAGAGGCGCGAGTGGTTGTATGCTGCCGGCCGATTGTTCGAGATCGGAACCCCAAAGGAGTGAGTTATGCTTTCGTGGCTGTTCGCCGACTACCGCCGGGCTGCTGCTCGCATCCGCGAGCTTGAGTTCCAGGTGAGCGAGTCCGATCTGGTGTCCGAGTTCTGGAAACGATCGGCCGGCAAGGCCGAGGAGTCGCAGAAGGTTCTGGCCGCCGAGGTCAAGCGGCTGGCGGCCATCGTTGACGGCATCCGAAAGGCCGTGAAGTGAACGACAGCGGCCTCGAGGACACGGTGATCTACGTCGTGATTCTGCTCGCCGTCCTGTTGTCGCTGGCCCTGCTGTTTCAAGTGTCGAAGTCGCCGTGGTTCGGAACCCTTTGAAGCGAGGTGACGCGAATGGCAAAGGCCAAGGACGGCCGAAGCACGAACGGACGCGATGAGATCACGGCCATGGCCGAGCGGCTCTGCAGGCTGCACCCAGACGCCCCCGCGCGGACGCTGGCCCGGCGGCTCGTCGAGGAGTCCGGCGGCGCCATCTCGATCAATGCCGCACGCATGCGGATTCTGAACCAGTTCGGTCGGAGCTCACGACAGCGGGGCGGCCGGCACGTCGTCGCCCCCGTTGCCACACGCCCGCCACGGCCCGCAGGCTACCGCGGCCCGCCCATGCCGGCCTCGAAGGTGGACGACTGGAAACCGGCCGTCCTCGACGTCGTCGGGACCGTGGGCGTGCTGTCCGATATCCACGTCCCCTACCACGACGAGCGTGCCCTCCAGGCGGCAGTCGACGCCCTCCGCGGAGACCGGATCGACGCCCTCGTCCTCAACGGCGACGCCCTCGACTTCTACGCGATCAGCCGCTACCAGAAGAACCCGAAACTAAGGAACTTCCGGGGCGAGGTCGAGGCCTCCCGCGAGCTGCTCGCGTGGGTCCGCGGCCAGTTCAAAGACATCCCGATCGTCTTCAAGAGCGGGAACCACGAGGAGCGGTGGGCTCACTGGCTGTGGCAGCACGCCCCGGAGATCTCGGACGATCCACGCATGGGCCTCGACCAGTGGCTCGACATGCCCGACCACGGCATTGAGTTCGTGGACGATAAGCGGCCGATCATGGCCGGCAAACTGCCGCTGCTCCACGGCCACGAGAAGGGCAACGGGTTCACGGCCCCGGTGAATCAGGCCCGCGGGGCTTTTCTGCGGCTGAACCATACCGTCCTCGAAGGCCACGGCCACCGCACGAGCGCTCACTGTGAGCCGGACATGTTCGGGCGTGAGGTATTCTGTTGGTCAACGGGGTGCTTGTGCGGGCTGCATCCCGAGTACGCGCGGCTGAACAAGTGGAACCACGGATTCGCGGCGGTCGAGATCGCGGCCGATGGGCAGTTCAACGTTCAGAACTACCGCATCACGAACGGGAAGGTGAGGTCGTCGTGAAGCGCCCCCGCCGCCGCAAGCCACGTGCCGCCGTGCGCCGCCTGAATATCGGCGGCGTCCGCTACAGTCTCGAGGCGTCTGCGCCGCTTTCGATCGCGAAGGTGTGGGGAGAGGCCGACCCGCCGACGAATCCTCACCCGCGGATCAGGATCAGCCGGCAGGCCGTCGGCCTGGAGTTCGTGGAGACGTTGCTCCACGAGCTGATCCATGCACGCTGGTGGTGTCTCGACGAGACCGAGGTAACGGAGTTCGCGGAGGAGGCTATCGCTATCCTGCGGCAGTTCCCGGACGAACTGGCCGCGATGCTGGAGGACGAATGACGCATGAAGAACTGACGAAGGCCGAGCAGCTCGCCCGCCGCGTTGGCTGCGCAAACTGCTGGACGGGGACGACGGGATCTCTCGCGGCCGCTACCATGCAACTCATACGCGCACACCAGGAGCGAGAGGACATGCACGCATCGCCGGCCGAGGCCCTGCTCACGACCGCCATCGAGACGATCCGCCAGCGACGCGGAACCTACGGGCCGCCGCGGGAACACTTCGCGCGCACGGTTGCGGCGATAAACGCGGTGTTCGCCGCAAAACTTGCGGCACCACTGACCGTCTCCGACTGGGCGCAGATCATGATCCTCGACAAGCTCGCCCGGCACCAGGGGACGGCCCGGTCAGCCGACACGCCGGTCGATCTGGCCGGGTATGCCGCATGTCTCGCGGAGTGCGAGGCCGTCGTGTCCGTCGGCAACCCGCAGCCGGCCGGCCCTGTTGTCGAAAAGCCCTCCGCGCGTGAATAGCGGCGGCAACTGGTAAGGATTCTTTACCAGTTCGAGCCCTTCGGGAATCCCGAAGGGTTCAGCCGACCTCGGGCCATATCCGCGGGAGCCGCGTCCAATCTGCCGGCTGGCCGGCGCCGGTGATCCGTGGGTCGAGGTACCGCCGCGTCACCCGCTCTGACGAGTGTCCAAGGGACCGCCGGGCGTCGCCGCCACCGGCGTCCAGGTGCGACGCGAACGACCGGCGCAGGGCGTGAAACTGGACGTCCGGCCCGTCGCCGAGCCCGGCCGCTCGGGTGATCACGTGCCATCGTTTGCGGAGCGCGGCCTCCGTCGCCGGGTACCAGAGCAGGACCGGCCCCTCGTGACGCGAGGCCTTTTCGACGAGTGCCGCCACGTGCGGCGGCAGTTCGTACACCATCGGCCGCCGGCTGCCCTTGCGTGAAGTCGCCGGCACCGCCAGCCACGGGGACCGCCAGCCGTCGGGCGGCACCGACAAGAGGGCCGTGATCCGCTCGCCCGTGTAGAAGAGCGTGCCGCACAATGCCTGGCACCATACGCCGGCCGGGATCGGGCCGATCCACCCGCGGGCCTCGCCGCAGGCCGCCCACAGTCGGGCCAGCTCGTCGACCGTGAACGCCCGCGGGATGGCCTCGGGGATCAGTTCCGGGGCCACACACGGCCGGCACCGCACGAGGCCGCGGGCCTGCGCCATGTTCCACAGCGCGACGAGCGCAGACCGCTCGCGGGCGACGGAGTTCGGCTTCAACGTCTCCGCCCTGGCAGACAGGTACCGGGCGACGACGAGGTCGTCGAGGTCCTCGAGCACGGCCGGCCTGCCCAGCCACCGCGAGAAGAAACGGATCGCGTGCCGCAGGAGACGCGTCGTCTCCGGTGATCGGCCGCGGAGTTTCAAGGGCACGTAGACGTCAGACAAAAACGCGTCGAGCAACATGGGAACCTCCTCCGCCAAGGATGATGCATCCTTGCTCGAGAGGGGTTCCGGTTCGTCCGGTTTCCCCGGCAGCGCCGCTCCGCCGGTGCCGCCTGTGGCGGTCGTGCCGTCGGCGGCAGGTTGACTCCTGCCCCCGCCACTTGGGCCGGTGCGAATCCTCAAGAAGGGATCGCACCGGCTCAGCCTTCCGCCACCAATCCACCCTATAGACGCATGGGGGCGGGGGGGCAAATGTTCCTTGCACGAGCGACGGAGGGGGCCTATTTTTGGGCTCTATGCAAGTGGTCATCCATCCGACAACCGGCCAGAAGCTCGTCTGCACCGCCGAGGCCTGTAAGATCTACGGCTGCGGCCGGTCCAACATCACCATGCTCGTCAAGGCTGGCGAGCTGAAGCCCTACGTCGAGTCTCCGCGGAAGGTCTACTTTGTGCTCGACGAAGTGAAACGTCTCGCGAAGCAGAAGGCCGCCACGCGGAAGAAGAGGGGCGGCCGGCCACGATCCGGGGCGGCGGCCTGACGGGAGTGCGACCGTGAACGATTGGCTGCGTTACGTCGTTCGCGTCGTGGCCTGCGCACTCATGGGCCTGTTCGGCTTGGTGCTGCTGATCCTCGCCGCCACCGTTCGCGAGTCGTCACGCTGGATGGTGGCCGCGTTCGGCGTCACGTGCATCGTCGGCGCGTGGCTCTCGTGGCCGAGGCGGCCGAACGCGTGGCGTGGTGATCCGCCTACCGTCCGGCAGATCGCCTACGCCGAGTCTCTCGGCATCGAGATCCCATTCGGTGCCACGAAGGGCGAGGTCTCTGACATGATCTCGCGAGTTACTGGACGCTGAATCTCCCGCGTTTTCTGCGGAGTTCTGCTCGTTTGAAAAAATATTCAAATGGCCCTTGACCATTTGAACGTCAGTTGTTTAGAGTGCCGCCCGTCGTGACGAACGCGTCACGAACGAACGGACTCACTCACGGAGACGGACGGCATGGACGCCACCCAAGGACGGATGCCAGGTGACGCGGAGGCCGATGGAGCGGCCGCCGCCATGCGTGACCTTTACGGCCGCCCGGCCGTCGAGCATGCGGTCGGAGACCGCTTGCGGTACCGCCCCGCCACCGGCCTGCCATGGAAGGTAGGCCGGGTGACGGCGGTTCTCGACGGCGAGACAGCGCGCGTGGCGATGCAGCCCGAAGGCGAGCCCGGCGTGCGTCGCGACGTGATCGAACTCCGCGAGGGAGGCAGCGACGCGACCGTGTCGCGGCTGTGAGGATATGCCACGTGCCGGATACCGACCTGTCACTGCCGACGACCGACGCCGCCAGAAGCGGGTGCGTTACGTCGCCCTGCTACTGCGGGCGTGCAAGTCGCTCGAGCGGGTGCTCGTGGAATCGCCAGATCGGATCATCCCGCCGGCCCTGTTTCTCCACGCGTCGTCGTGTCTCGACGACGTCCGCGGAATCCTCAATGACCAGGACGGAGAGTGGCTGCGATGACTGATGTACAGAACACGGCCGCGATGGTGTGTATAGCGGCCAGCCTGATCGTGAGCGTGTCCGGCCTTGCGATGGTCGGCTCCGCTCTTGTCGGTGCGATGGAGCGCCGTCGCGGCACTGGAGGCCGCGGCGACGGATGCAGGCAGGATGTCTGCCCGCATGGAAGCGACACGCCCCCGCATCCGGCGGAGCCGGATTGCGGGTGGTTTTCCGGGAGGTAGCAAATGGCTCTCAAGGTCACGAAGGGAAAGATCGCGGCGCCGGTGCGTGCTGTCGTCTACGGCGTCGAGGGAATCGGCAAGACGACGCTGGCGGCTGCGTTCCCCAACCCGGTGTTCTTCGACACGGAGGAAGGTACTCACCAGCTCGACGTCGCCCGCGTCGAGATCGAGTCGTGGCTCGATCTGGAGGGGAAGATCCACGAACTCGTCCGCGACCCCGGCGAGTGGGGGACGCTGGTGATCGACACGATCGACTGGGCAGAGCGCATGGCGAAGAAGTTCGTATGCGACCGCGGCCAGAAGTCTTCGATCGAGGAGTTCGGCTTCGGCAAGGGCCTTGTTCAGGTGGGCGAGCAAGTGGCCAAGCTGCTCGACCTGTGCGATCAGGTGATTGCCCGCGGCCTGAACGTGCTGCTCGTGGCCCACGCCAAGGTTCAGCGGGTGAGCCCGCCGGACCAGCTCGACGGCTATGACCGGTTCGAGCTGAAGCTCGAGAAGCAGTCGGCCGCGGTAGTGAAGGAGTGGGCCGACCTGCTTCTGTTCGCGAACTGGAAGACGGTCATCGTCGAGGGTAACGACGGAAAGGCGAAGGCGAAGGGCGGAAAAGAGCGGGTGCTCTGGGCGGAGCGGTCGCCGTCGCACGACGCCAAGAATCGATACGGCCTGCCCGAGCGGATGCCGTTCTCCATCGACTCGTTCGGGCACGTTCTCGCCAAGCGGGCCGGCGGTGACTCGCTACCGCCGCCGGCGAGCGTTAGCTCGCCTCCGGGGCCGCCCTCCACGGCCCCGGAGGTTCCGCTGTCCGTCCAGATCGAGCGGCACATCGCCGGCGCGAAGACCGTCCGCACGCTGGGCAAGATCACCAGCCGCGTGGACGAGCTGCTGTCCGAGGGCCGGCTATCTGACGACGAGTGGTCGCGGCTGACGGATCTCGTCGACACCCGACATGACGAGATCGAGCCGAAGACGGAGGCCACGACATGACCGGCCCTTGGCACGCGTCTTTCTCCACGATGCGGGGCGAGACGTCGGCACCGCGCGACTGGTACCGGTGTTCAGACCTCATCGACGCCAGCCAGAGGGCCGGCGTCCGGTTCACGCGGTGGCAGGTTCTGCGAGCGGTCGCGGACCTGCCGGTTCCAAAAAAGAAGTACGGCCGCCGTCGATACGGTCGGCAGCACATGGCAGCGGTCATCGAGGCCGCGACACGGATGGCAGAAACCCTAAGCGAAGGAGATGCGGTATGAGGTTCGACAAGTTCGAGGATGACGGCACGGAAGGCACGGCGGTCCCGGACGGGGCGCACGTCGCGACGATCACGAAGGCGAAGAACTGGACGAGCAAGGACGGCAGTCGGTCGGCCCTGATCGTGACGTTCAAGGTTGGCGACTACGCGGAGTTCGGGAAGTTTCTGGACCCGGAGGTCCAGCGGGACCACGCCGCGGCCATGAAGATGGCGGCGGCTCTCGGGCTGCGGGCCGGCGACGGTCTCGAGCCGGACGACCTGATCGGCCGCGAGGTCGTGGTCGTCACCCGCCAAGCCATCGACAAGGAAGGCATGCCGGTTGTGGACGAGCTGGGCAATCGCCGCATCTGGATCAATGGATTCCAGCCGGCGAACGGTGCCGCGGCGAACCCGCCCGTGGAGCGTGCCGTGGCCCCGCCGGCCGCCGGCAACAAGCCGGTCGCGAAGCGGACGCCGAAGCAGAAGGCCGACGCGGCGGCCAGCGGAGGGACGGATGACGACATCCCGTTCTGAGCCAACGCCGCAAGAAGTCTCCGCGGCTCTCGCAGCGGCAGGGCATGAGCTCTACGCCCAGTACGTCCTGCACTGGGACAAGCACCGCGAGGCGTACATCCGCGAGATCCAGTACTTGCGGCAGCGAGCCGCAGACCTCGAGGCGAAGCTGGCCCCCGCTCGCTACGAGGTCCAGTACTTACCGCGGTCGCCGGCAGATTCGGACGGGTGAAACGGGAGGAAGTGACTATGGTCGACAATGTCAACAACCCGGCACATTACAACGCTCACCCGAGCGGCGTGGAGTGTGTGACTATTGCGGAACACTTCACGTTCAACGTCGGGAACGCCGTGAAGTATCTGTGGCGGGCCGGCTTGAAGGGTGACGCGATCGAGGATCTGCGGAAAGCGGAGTGGTACATCCGGCGGGAGATTCAGAGGCGGGAGAACACCAAAAAGGAGGCTGGGAATGGGTAAGGCTCTGGCAAGGAATCGAGTGTCCAAGGTGACGGCAGAGTCGATCGAGAGAACTCAGGCTCAAGTTGAGCATGCCATCGCCACTGCGTTTGAGCCGGACGAGGTGTTGCGTGCGTACGACATGGCCGCGGCGTGTCGCCTGCTTGCCAAGCAAGTGGACGCCAGCCGTTCTGTGCAAAACCGGTGCGGGGCATCTCACTCAAAGGCCGTCCGCAAGGTTGGCGAAGTGACCCAACGTCTCCGCGAGGAGGGGGTATTGGCGAAACATGGCGGGAGTAGAAGCAAGATCGAATCAGACGATCTTGGCGATTCAAGATCGACCAAGACGACCTTGGCTGACCTTGGAATATCTAAGGACATCGCCGCTGCCGGCGTGAAGCTGCTGGCGCTGACGCCGGAGGAGATCGACGCCAAGGCCGCGGCCGCGACAGAGGCCGGGAAGGACTTCTCTTGCAAGCGGTGCGTTGCTGAGATTCGCGAGGAGTCGCAAGCGAAGAAGCGCGACGCCGAGAAGGAGGAGGCGAAGAAACGTCGCCGCAAGGTCGACGGCCTGTATCACGGCGACTTCCGTGAGATCGGCCACAAGATACCGGATGCTTCGGTTGACCTGATCTTCACAGATCCTCCGTACGACCGGAAGGCGATCGAGTTGTTCGACGGACTCGGTGCGTTCGCCTCTCGCGTGCTTCGTCCAGGCGGAAGCCTGATCGCTTACATCGGACAGATCCAACTCCCGGACGCAGTCGCAGACCTGTCGAAGCATCTACGGTACTGGTGGACGTGCTCGTGTTACCACAGCGGCCCGACCCTGCTCCGTATGAACGAGTACGGAATCGTGAACGGATGGAAGCCGATGCTCTGGTTCGTGAAGGAGACACGCGGAGACAAGACGACGTTCGTCAACGACGTCGCCACCGGCACCAGAGAGAAGTCGCACCACGAGTGGCAGCAGTCCGAGGCCGAGGCCCGCTACTTCATTGAGCTGCTCACGGAGCCGGATGGGTTTGTTGTTGACCCGTTTTGCGGCGGTGGAACAACTCCAGCGGCGTGCATAGCTCTCGGAAGGAAGTGGGCTGCGTTTGAGATCGACGAAGCGAACCTAGCTCGCGCAAGCGAGCGAATCACGAAGGCAGTCCGATGACGCGAGATAGGGTTTTTGGTTCCGATGTTCCTTTTATGGCGTGGTGCCGGTCGTGTCTCGATTTGCCTTCGTTCTCCAGCGATTGCGGGTGGGTTCAGACAGACGTCGACACGTTTGTGCATCGCTACATTAGCGTCGTTGACGGAAGCGGAACGCGAGAAGTTCAGTCGATGATTGAACTCGAGGTAAAGACTCGCGGTGGATCGCTCACAGACAGCCAGAGAGACACATACCGCAAAAAGCAGGCAACGACACTGAAGGCGATCAAGTGGCGTGGTCAGACGTTGCGTAACTTCGGGGTCGCAGTTGTTCGTATGAGCGGAACGACACCGCTGGATTCCGAATGGATAAAGTGGTGTCGCTTTGACATGAGCCGCGATGGATTCTTGGTGGAGAAAGAGGTCTCTCTTGAGCAGCTTGTTCGGCTCGTGAGGTTTGACATTCACCCCGACACGCTCACTGAGCAACCATTTCGCCGGCATCACAAAACGAATACCACGATCGCCAACGAGAACTGTCCGCTCGGCTTCTCGGTTGAAAAGCCGATCGTTACGCGAAGCTGACAATGACCACCCCCACCCCCTACTCCGACTTCGCCGCCCTGGTCGAGTGCGCCCCGCTCGACGACCTGCGGCTCCGTCACCCGGTGGGGGGCATGAAGTTCTCGCCGGACGTGATGGTGCCGTCTGCCAGCCGGCCACCGATCGGTGTGCAGGGGATGATCCTCGACGCGATGGACGACGGCCGGCTGACGCTGAAGGAGGCGTCGGACCTGCTCTACAAGGTGCAGGCCAGACTACGGAAGGAGGCCACGGGTGGCCGGTGAGTGGATCGCCTACGACTTGGCGTTGCCGGGGAAGCCGGAGACGCAGGAGCTGATCGACCTGACCGGCGAGCCGGTGGAGGTCGTCGTCTACCGGCTGCTGCAGCTCTGGGGGTGGGCGGCGATGAACACGGAGGACGGCACGGCCCGGATGACGCTCGGGCGTCTCTCGAGGACGTGCGGTGGGGATGTGGCCTTCTGGCGTGCCGTTTCGGCCGTCGGCTGGCTGGATGTCGACGAGACGGCCGCTACCGTCGCGATCCCGGGATGGGATCGGCGGTTCAGCCAGGCGGCCAAGGCTCGACTCCAGAAAGCCGACCGGGCGGCGGCGTACGAAGACCGCAACCCTGACCGGCGCCGACGCGCCGGACGTTCCGGCGCTCAAGCGCCGGAAGAGGCGGCGCCGACGCGCCGTAGAGGAGAGGAGAGAAGAGAAGAAATTCCACCACCACCGCACGCGTGCGCGCGAACGGAGCCGGATCCGGCAAGGTGGGCAATCCTGCGGGATCGGTGGAACAATGGACCGGGGCGGCCGTGGACGCCTCCAGACCCACCAGACGAGGCCGTGGAGCGGCTTGCGGAGGGCGGCTGGCTCGATGCTGCCCTGGTGGCGATCGACCGCCTGCGGGCCTGCCAGTTCTTCAAGACGCCGGTGTCGCTCCCGCAGTTCTGCGGGGAGAAGTTCGTTCGGAATGTGAACTTTGGCAGGTATGACGAGCTGACGGACAGACGCGGTGCCCAGCGACCCGCCGACACCGACCGCCAGTCGGCCGAGGCCGCCGCCGCGGAGTGGAAGCGGTCGGCAGCCGACCCTGAGCGGATTCGCCAGCGCCGCGAGTTCGAGGAGGCGAAGGCGCGGAAGGCCGCGAGGCGAGCGGAACTCGACGAGCAGGCCAGACGTGAGCGGCCGCCGGCCGAGCCTGACCCGGCCGCGGAGGAGATCCGCGCGCGGCTCCTCGAGCAGCTGAAGGGAGGCGCGGCATGACGTCCCTTGCCAAACTCCCCCCGAACGGTCACCGTGACCGCATGGACTCGATCACGATCGTAGTGCCGGGCGATCCGGTCCCGCAGCCTCGGGCGAGGATGACGCGGACGGGCCACGTCTACACGCCCGACCGCAACGGGATCGGGGCCTACAGGCGGGCGATTGCCATCCTTGCGGCGGCGAAGGCCCGCGAGGCCGGCTGGCGTACCAGCGACGGCCCGCACGTCGTGGAGATCGACGCGGTCTTCGGCCGGCCGAAGTCGCACATGACGTCCCGCGGCGAGCTGCGGTCCAGCGTGCCGGCGTTCCCTCGTGCCGACGTCGACAACGTCGAGAAGGCGGTGCTCGACAGCGTGACGGCGTCGTGTGCGGTGTGGGAGGACGATCGCCAGGTGGTGCGGTCGACGACCGCGAAGCGGTACATCGAGCCGGGAGAGCAGCCGCGGACGGTGGTCGTCGTGCGGAGGGTGGCGATGGCGAGGGTGGCGTGAGCAGGCTCGATATGGACGATGACAAAATGGAAGACGCAGGCGAGCGGTCTGAAATGCCGAAACCAGACCGATCGACGATTGAGATTTTTTTCGACGAGTCGCACGTCCAGGAGATTGGCCTGATGGGCGACCTCAAGGACCAGCGGGAGGAGATCGCTAGGCTGCGGCGTGCGGCGACGCAGGCAAACGCGGACGAGGCCGAAATGGACGACGCGATTCGCCTTGCGGCTCGCGAAGTGCTGCCGGACAAGTGCGTGTGCGGAGACGAGTACTGCGTGCCGGATGCTGCGGACATCGTGGAGCGGCTCGTGCGGGAAGTGAGGAGGCTGCGGCTCACTGACGCGGAGCGAACCGAGATTCAGCGGCTCATTGAGGACTACGAGCAGGACGGAGAGCCAGCCAGCGATCGGTGTGTGGCCACCCTTCGCGGGCTTTTGACGCGGACGAAGTGACCACAGAAACCGAACGATTCCGATGAGCAGCCGCTCACGGAGGATTCACCATGATTGAAGACGTTACTGAGCGGTCTGCTCCAACGATTGGTTCTCCCTGCCTGGTTCCGTACTACGAACGGGATGGAATCACCATCTATCACGGGGACTGCCTAGCGATTCTGCCTTACCTGCCCGAATGCGACATTACATTCTCCTCGCCACCATACAACACCATCGCGGCTACGAAACCGTCGGGACTGATGGCCGAGTACAAGCGCAAGCAAAACGAAGGCTACGACGGATACTCGGATGATCTTGACGAGCCAAAATACCAGGAATGGATGCGGGAGGTATTCGGTCATTGCCGACGGCTATCGAAGGGGCTCGTCTGGATCAATCACAAGACGCGATACCGCGACAAACAAGGCATTCATCCGCTGTCGATTTTCCCTTGGCCTTTCTATTCGGAGGTCGTTTGGGATCGCGGGGGCAGCATCACGCTAAACGCCAGAAAGTTCTCGCCTTCGCACGAATACATTTACGGATTCGGGAATCCGCATCATTGGGACAGTTCGCAGAACACAAAGATGACCGTCTGGCGGATCATGCCAGAGCGAGAAGTGAAGGGGCACCCGTGCCCGTTTCCGGCGATTCTGGCTGCGAGGTGCATCGCGGCATCTTGCCCAGACGGCGGGATAGTACTCGATCCGTTCATGGGCAGCGGAACGACACTGATTGCAGCCAGGGGCGAAAAAAAACGGGGCATCGGAATCGAGGTCAACGAACGCTACTGCGAGATAGCGGCCAAGCGGCTGTCGCAGGGCGTCCTATTCTGAGGGAGAACGATGCGATGAGCGGCTCGTCCGCAGCATCGCGTGGTTCGATGGCGCACCCCAGTTGTATGAGAAAAGCGACGCAAAGTGAGGTATCCGGCATATGACCGGGGAGGAGATTTTACGGCGCAAGTAGCCGCAGGACGGAGAAAATCAGCATCTTTCCCGTGCAAAACGCCACATTTCCGAAAATCTTTCATTCTCACTTGCCAATCTTCCGATGATTGGTATCATGGGGCCATGCGAGCGAATGAGACTCGCGAGCGATCCTCGGAGACGATGACATGGACACGATCACGCTGACCGGTGGCTGTCTCGGTGCTGAGCGGATGGCGGTGCGGTGCGACCTGCGGCTCGCCTCGTCGCCGGTCGAGGTCGATTACTGCGAGGGGAGCGGCTGGGTGCCCACGCAGTATCAGTGTGCCGACGCGCGACACACTATCGCTGGGCTGGCGGAGATCGCTCGAAGTCTGGCTGCTAAGGCTACCGCGAGCGACGTGGAGGACGCGGCGACCTGCAAGGTGGCAGTGATGACCAAGTACTACGCCGTATGCGACGCAAACGGACCTATCAGCCACAGCATCGAGGCGGAGTCTGTCTCCGCAGCCATAGCGATTGCCGAGGCCGCTGATATGCGGGAGTGGATAGACGGCGCCGATACCGACGCCGAAAATGATCTGGACATCGACGGCTCATCTATGTCGGAGGACGATTTTGCGGCGGCGCTGGAGGCCGCCGGGTACGCGATCGTATGCGACATGGAGGAGGTCCACAGCCACCCCAGCAGTCCTGTGCTCGGCAGCTATCATGTCGCCGGGGGCTGGAGACTGTGGGGGCCGGCATGATCCCGCCTCGCATCACATTCGTCGTTGGGCCGCTCGCTGAGCCGCTGTCGCAATGGTGTGAGGCTCACGGATGCACACCGAGCGAGGCGATACGGCGTGGCCTCGCTCGGCTGCTGAGGGTAGAGACACCGGACATGCCGCAGGGCAATCCACGGGCGGCAGATCAGGCTCATGCTGCGGCAGCCGCGCGTTGGAAACGAGCGAAAAAAAAGAGGGCTCGCAAGTAGCCAGCGAACGCTTGCGATAAGCAGCATCGAAGAAAGGATTTCCCATGACGAAAGACTCCGCTGAGATGTCTGCTTCATCGCTTGGTTCTACCGGGCATCACTTCGACTACGCGATCAAGTCGCACCCGACGCTCTACAAAGGAACTATGTTTCGGTCGCGGCTTGAGGCCAGGTGGGCGGCGTTCTTCGATCTGGCCGGATGGGAATGGCAGTACGAGCCGATTGACCTGATGGGGTGGACGCCCGACTTCTATGTGAGGTTTCATTGCGGCCACTCCGAATGCGACGGCTATCACGATCTGCTTGTCGAGGTGAAGCCGTATTTCACTATCGACCAGTTTCGCGGGCACCAGTGCATGCGCTACGAGTGGGGGTGTAGGTACGACTGCGAAGGAAACGAAATCCGCATTCCGGCTCACGCATCAGCGGCGTTCGGGATAAGCCCTCGCGTGACGTATTGGTGCATGGGCCACGGGGCAGGCGGTGGGGACGAGTCTATAGAGAGATGGGTTATCGGAAACGTCGATCGCCTTTGGGCCGAGGCGGGCAACGTGGTTCAGTGGAAACCGACAAGGCGAAGGTAGAACGCTTGCATTCAGCCGCTTGCGACGAGAGGAACATCCATCATGAACGACGTTGTCGCAAGTCGGCTGCAATGCTTGGTTCGCCCATGCTCGGGCGTGGTGTACGAACTGCTTGACCCGCGAGACGGGAAGTGTCGGTACGTCGGCCAGACATTCGATGTGGATCAAAGGCGCAAGGCGCACACCGCCACGAAGCCGGTCTTTCAGCACAACAACGGGCTTCATTCATGGAAGACGGAACTGGCTTCGCTCGGCCTGGCTCCTGAGTTTCGCGTGATCGAGGACGGCATATCGCCTGAGAGGATCAATGAGCAGGAGAGTTTTTGGTGTCGAGACAGGGCTGACGAAGGATGCGATCTCTTGAATCGGCCCGTCGGCCGGATAAGGAAAGGCGACCTTCTTGGATCGCCAAAGCGGCAAGCATTGGCGACATCGGCACGAGAGATACGCGGGATGCTTCTGGCGGTGGACGAACAAATCAGGGGCAGGCTTCCGCCCGGGAAAGGGGCGAGCAGGCATCTGAGCCGGTGCATCGCGGAACTGTTGGATTTCATTCACGCGATCGACGACTGACGTAGGCGAACGATGCGATGAGCGGCGAAGTCCGCTCGATCGCGTGGTTCTCGTCGCGTCGCATTGGAGAGAGAATGAACTACACCATCGCAGCAATCGAAACGAGGTACAACGGCGCCAACTTTCGCTCGCGGCTTGAGGCGAAGTGGGCTGCCATGTTCGATCTTCTCGGCTGGGGGTGGACATACGAGCCGACGGACTTCAACGGCTGGATTCCCGACTTCGCGATTCATGGCAGGGAGACCATCTATGTTGAGGTGAAGCCCGTAGACGCGTTCCCGCAGGACGTGGCGGACAAGATCGACGCCAGTGGGTGCCGTAATGAGGTGCTGATCGTTGGCACGAGAGGGCCAGTGCGGGCTGGTGAATACCAAGACCATCCGATCGTGGGGTGGCTACGCGAGATGCACCTCAGTTGGCTTAGCGTCGAGTCGTTCGTCGGAGAGGAAGAGCCAGTTGCTGGGTGGTGGTGGGGCGATGCTGCGTTAGGGCGATGGGGTTCGCCGCCTGGGGGGAAAATCGGGTTTTGCCATGCCGATGGCAGTTTTGCAGATCGCATTACTGGCGGTTATGACGGCGGCCACTACGGAAACGGCAACGTGACGATCCGCGAAGTGGAGTTGCTTTGGCGTGAGGCTGGTAACCGCACGCGGTGGAATCGGAAATGAGAACCAGTATTTATGCGGGTCCGCATAACACCCCAAGATCGCCCGATAACGCACCGCGACCAACGGATTTCACGTAGGATTTCAACGAGGGCTGTCGGATAACATCCCGCCGCACGGACGCGGCGGGTGCGTATCACGGAGGACGACATTACGCGACGACGCACGCTCTCGCCGATGCAGGTCCGCCGGGCGAAGGCCGCGCTCGGTCGAGGCATGACGCACGCCGCGGTGGCCGAGCTCGTCGGCGTGACCTCGTGGCAGATCCGGAAGGCCGTGGCGGCCGGTGCCCTGCCGCGAGTCGGCAGCGGCCGATGGAAGCGAGACGATCCGTCCAGGCCGAGGAGGAAGCCTCGACGGTGGATGGACGACGAGTCGGATCTCGCGGACCTGACCGAAGCGCAGGTGCTCGAGGAGGCGGCGAAGATCCGCGCGGCGTGGACGGAGGGCGAGTGGCTCAACCGCTAAAAACCGTGGCGCACGAGACGCCATAGGCTATGGCCATGAGCAAGACCGTCGATCTCGGCCCGGGACAGCTGAACTTCGTGCGGCAGCAGTACGGCCACGCCGTGTCGCAGCTCGTCGACTTCTCGATCGTCCTGTCATGCGTCTCGCCGCAGCTGGCGCGTGCCATCGTCACGACGGCAGGCGTTGGCGTGACGGCTGGGTACAGGGGGTTCTGACGTGGCCGTCTTCAAGCAGCGCCCCGGCGTCCTCGACCTCGAGATGATCTCGGGCGATGAGTTCGCCTTCACGGCGACCTTCGAACTGAACCTCTCCGGGTACACGCTGACCAGCGGCGTGTACAAGGTCTCGGACTCGTCGCTCGTCGTGACGCCCACGCTGACGATCACCACCGGGTCGACGTCCACGGTGAAGGTGTCCCTGACCGAGACACAGACGACGTCGATCTTCGACGCCGGCAACCCGTCGCAGGGCACGCCGCGTGAGCGCATGCGGTGGTGGCTGAGGTGGGTCGACCCGACCGGCTACACGCGGATGGCCCTGTCCGGGAACGTCGTGATCGGAGTGTCCTGATGCCAGTCGAGATCGGAGCAGCGTCGCCGATAAACGTCACCATCGACGGTGCCACGCCGTCGACGGTGGCCGTCGCCAACGGCGGCTCCGTGACGGTGACGGTCGGCAGCGGCGCTGTCGTCAGTGTCGCCGGACGAACCGGCGCCGTCACGCTCACGAAGGCCGACGTCGGGCTCGGCAACGTGGACAACACCGCCGACGCGGCGAAGCCAGTCTCGACTGCGCAGGCGGCGGCCATCGCGGCGGTGCAGGAGTACGCCGTCCAACGTGCCAACCACACCGGCACGCAGCCGTGGTCAACGATCACCGGTGTCCCGTCCACGTTCCCGCCCCCGGTCGCCACGTCCACGGTTCTCGGCGGCGTGAAGCAGGGGTCGGGCGTCACCATCGACGTCGATGGCACGATCTCGGCCACCGGCGGCGGTGGCGGCGGGGGGTCGCCAACCGGGGCTGCAGGTGGCTCGCTGGCGGGCACCTACCCGAATCCCACCATCGCTGCCACGGCGGTCGCCGCGGGTTCGTATGGGTCTGCCACGGCCGTCGGCACGTTCACCGTCGGGGCCGATGGCCGGTTGACGGCGGCCGGCTCGACGTCCATCTCCATCACCGCGGCGTCCGTGAGCGGGCTGGCGGCCGTCGCCACTAGCGGGTCGGCATCCGACCTGACCGCGGGCACGGTGGCTTCCGCGCGGCTCGGGTCTGGCACGGCCGACGGCACGACGTTCCTTCGTGGTGACGGGACGTGGGCGACGCCACCGTCGGGCGGCGGCGGCAAGTCACTTGGGATGATTCTCGCTCACAGATAGGTGCCGTCATGGCGAATCCGAACATCAACACCTGTGCCAACTGCTACTTCGACAACGCGCAGGTGCAGTTGACGACGACGAACGCGACGCTGCTGTTGTCCAACGCAGCGTCGAGCAACGAAATGCTGGTCATCGACTCCATCGTCGTTGCGAACGTCGATGGGGTCAACGCGTGCGACGTCACGTTGCAGCGGTTCCCCAACGCAACGAACACCGGCACACCGACGCGCATCGGCCGCACGATCACCGTGCCGGCCAACTCGTCGATCATCATCACCGGGAGCGAGAACGGCGCGAACCTCAAGGAGAATCAGTCCATCTACGTCACCGCGTCGGCGGCGAACAGGCTCGAAGTGGACTGCAACTTCCGCAGGTATTCGTGACATGGGTTCTCGCCCCACGGCCGGGTATCTTGGCTTCAATCGCGTCCCCGCGGCGTCGGCGGTGAACTCCGCAGCCGGCGGCGTGTGGACGTTGCGCGAGGTCGAAGCCATGCGGCGCGCGGGGACGTGGCCGACGTCGGCGGCCGACGTTTCTGGTGACCCGTACTTCTCGAACGTCGTGCTGCTGCTCCATATGGACGGCGGCAACGGTTCGACGACGTTCACCGATTCAAGCCCCAACCCCAAGAGCGTGACGGCGGCCGACGGCGCGACCATCAGCACCGCACAAAGCCGCTTCGGTGGCGCCAGCGGATTGTTCGGCAACCCGAAGCGATTGCAGATTCCCAACTCGACCGACTTCAATCTGTCGGGCGGCGACGTGACGATTGAGGCGTGGTTCTACGCGGTCACGCTCCCGGCGAACGTAGCCACGGCCGCCGGCGTTCTGATCTCGAAGGACGAGTTCGGGTCGAACTTCTCGTGGGACATCGGGGTCGCGGCCAACGGCGGCATCTTCACCACGAACAACGCGAACGCGTCCTACATCTGGTACTCACCGATAACGACGGGCGAGTGGCACCATATCGCAGTGTCCCGCAACGACGGCGTCATGCGAATGTTTCTCGACGGTGTGCTGATGGGCAGCGTGTACGCGAACACCCTGCTCACCGACGCCGCGGCCGACGTCACTGTTGGCTGCACGTCCTACAACAACCCCGGCAACTTCTTCAACGGGTACATCGACGAGTTGCGCGTCACCAAAGGCGTCGGGCGGTACGGTTCCAATACCTCGTTCACGCCACCGACCGCGCCGTTCCCCGGCGCAGGTTCGGGGCTGTCGAAGGCGTCGTCCGGCGCGTTCAGTTCGGCGACCGGCAACGGCACGCCAGCGAGCCCGCTGACGTGGAGCGGCTCCTCCAACGTGGCCAACAACGCCACGCTCGTCATGTGTACCTGTGCTGCTTCGAGCGGCACACTTAGCCTGACGATCAACACGAGGGGCGGATGCGGCGAGTTTGGCTGCGACTCGCTCACGGTCACAAAGAACGGCGCGACGGCATGGACCGTTCCGCTTTCGGGGACGGCGACGAACCAATCCACGACATTCTCGGTAGCGAACGGCGACATTATCCGTCTCGTGGGAGTCCTTGAGTGGGGGCTGCAAGTGAACTCGTGGTCGGCCCACGTCTCGTGAGCGTAGGTTGTCAGCCGTGGCAACGATGGAGCGAAGCCCGACCATGCCAGATCGCGTGCCACGACTGCGAGGACCGACATCGCGCCGGCCACTGCCCGTCACGAAGGAGACCGCCCACTATCGGACGCGTGACTGGCTGGCACGCCGCGAGAGGATACTCCTGCGTGACGCGTACATCTGCCGAGACTGCGAACGCGTGACCATCGGACGCGAGGCCCACGTCGACCACATCGTTCCCCTCCAGGACGGCGGCACCGATGATGATGCGAACCTCTGCTGCCGGTGCGAGCGGTGCCATGGGCGGAAGACGCGACGTGAACAACTCTCGCGACGGGTGTAAAAACATGCGTTTTCGCGTGAGTTATCCACAAGTCGGCACCTGTACGCATGCACACACGCAAAACAATGCGTATTTCCCAAGAAAAACGCATGTTGTGGGTGGGTCGGCCGACATTCCAGCGATTCAGCCAAGACCCCAACGCCACTCTGCGCGCGCGGCTGTCGGGTTTTGACTCCGGAAACGAGGTGCTGCCATGGGATCACGAGGCCCGATCCCGGACCCGCGGAGCGAACGATCGAAGGCTGGGCGCAACACCGCGAACCGCCGCCTGCGGAAGCCGACCGCGTCGCCCGTCCGCATCCCCGCCGCCCTCTCGAAGATCCCGGTCGCCGCGTCGTTCTGGAGGCGACAGGCACCGCACCTGATCGAGTCGGGCCGGCTGACCGCCGATCGCGTGGACGCGTTCGCGATGCTGTGCCGCCTGGCCGCCGACATCGAGGTCCTTGAGCAGGAGCTCGCCGTCGGTGGGTTCGTGATCATGACCGAGCGAGGACCGGCCGCGAACCCAGCGGCCGCCCTGGCCAGAGCGGCCCGCACCGACTGGGTGAAGCTCGCCCGCGACTTCGGCCTGACGCCGGCGGCCGCGGCGAGACTGCCGAACATGGGAGACGACGATGGCGAAGCGGAAGGCGACGACGAAGCGAAGCTCCGGGCGTTCACGGGCACCGGCTGACGACGGCGGCCGCTCGCGGCCCGAGTGGGTCGAGGGCTACACGTTTGACCGGGCCGCGGCCGAGCGGCCATGCGAGTTCATCGAGACGTTCTGCCGCCGCCCCGCGGAGGACGGCTTCGGCGACCCGCAGCCCATGAAGCTGATCCCGTGGCAGCGGGAGCGCGTGATCCATCCGCTGTTCGGTTGGAAGCGGCCGGACGGCCGACTGAGGTACCGTCGCGGCGCTGTCTTCTGCCCGAAGAAGCAGGGGAAGTCGTTCCTGATGGCGAGCCTGTCGACCTACATGGCGACGGCACACTTCCCGATCGCCGACGTCTACCTCGCGGCCGTCGACCGCCAGCAGGCCCGCGAGATCTTCCGGGTCGTGGCGAAGTTCGTACATGCGTCCCCGCAGCTCGCGAAGCTGCTCGAGGTGATCGACTCGAAGTCAGTCATCCGCAACCGAGAACACGGGAACGTGATCCGGTGCCTGAGCGCCGACGGGTACCGGGCCGAGGGCCTAAACGGGTCGGTAATCGTGGACGAGATCCACGCTCACCGAGACGACAAGCTCGTGTCTGCCCTGACATACGCGACACGGGCTACGCGTAACGGTCTCGTGCTGACGATCTCGACTGCCGGGGAGGATCGAAACGGCGTCGGCTATCAGTGGTGGTCGGATGCCGAGCTGGTGATGAAGTCTCCGGCTGCGAACCCGTCGTTTTACGGCGTGATCTATGCCGCGAAGGAGAACGACCCGCGCGGGTACGGCGACCCCGAGGTATGGCGTGAGGCCAACCCGTCGATGGGGATCACGTTCCCCGAGGACGAGCTCGCGGCCGACTACCAGGACGCGACCACCGACCCTCGGAAGCTGACGAAGTTCCTGCGATACAGCCTCAACGTCTGGCAAGCCTCGGACGCGAGGTGGTGGCAGGGGGACGAGTGGTCGCGGTGTCAGGCCGGCCCGCTCGTGCCGACGTCCGGCCGCCCCTGCTGGGTGGGCGCTGACCTTGCGAGCAATCGCGACATGACGGCCGTCTGCTTCCTTTGGAAGGAGACCGACGGTTCCTACACGGCCGAGTGGCGGTACCTCGTGCCGCGCGAGACCGTGGCTGAGCGGGTGAAGCGGGATCTCGTGCCGTATGACTCATGGATCCGCGACGGCTGGGTGACTGTCACCGACGGGTTTCGGCTCGACCATGAGCAGCTCGCGAAGGTGATTCTCGACAGGTCGGGCGACTGCCCGATCGTCGCCGTCGGGACGGACCCGTGGCAGGCTGGGCTGATGGAGACGCTCCTCCAGCGGGAGGGCGTGAAGGTCGTCGAGATCCCGCAGACGACGCGGCACCTGAACGCGGCTTGCAAGATGCTCGACGGTCTGGTCGTCGAGGGCCGGCTTCGCACCGGAGCGAATCCGGTGGCGGCGTGGAACGCCAACAACGCCTGCGTCTACGAAGACGCCACGGGCATGGTGAAGCCGGATAAGGACAAGTCGAAGGAGAAGATCGACGGCATTGTTGCGCTGGTCAACGCGCTGGCGGTGTCGATCGAAGACCCCGAAGGCGGCGAGCCGATGGACGTGAGCGAGTGGCGGATCCGCATGGCGTGAAAACCGTGGAACGTCCACGCCGTGAAAATGGCCGGACCCCGAGGGTCCATCCGTGGCCGGCCATCCCGCAAAGAAGCGAACCCCCGCGCCGAAGAAGTCCCGCGGCGAGTCGTATCGGCTGACGGCGGTCCGCGCCGCCCTGACCGACCCGAACCACGTGTGGGCGTCGCTCTCGCAGGCGGTGAACCCCGAGACGGCCGCGACCGTCACAAACATCTTCGCGGTCTGCCGGTTCCTCTCGCAGGCCATCGGCGTCTGCCCGGTTCACACGATGCAGGAGGGGGCCGACGGCAGGAAGTCCCACGTCTCGCTCCCCTGCTCCTACACGCTGCGGAAGCGACCGAACCCGTCGATGACGGGCTTTGCCTTCTACGGCCTAATGGCCTACTGGACCGCCCTACACGGCGTCGGCTTCTCGCGGATCAGGTCGGGCAGCCGCGGGTGGATGACCACGCTGGAGCCCATGCACCCGGCCCGCGTGGTCGTGAAGGTCCTGCCCGGATTCACGCGGTCCTATGTCTACCAAGACCCGTTCACAGGGAAGACCGAGACGCTCGAGCAGAGCGAGGTCCTGCACTGGAATTGGGTCTCGAACGACGGGGTGATCGGCATCAAGCCGGGCCGGATCATGGCGTCGTCGATCCGGCTGGCGCGTCAACTCGACGTCGCGGCCGTGGAGTTCTGGCGGAACTCTGCGCGGCCCGACATGGTACTGGAGACAGACGAGAAGATCCCGGACGCCGCCGCCCAGCAGCTGCTCGCGGATCTCGCGGCCGCGTACGGCGGTGCCGAGAACCGCGGCCGGGCCGCCCTGCTCCCGCGGAAGACGCGGATCAAGACCATCGAATCTAACTCGATGGAGGCCAGCCAGTACCAAGAACTCCGCGAGTCGATGCTGCCCGAGGTGTGTCGCCACTGGGGCGTCCCGAGCACGCTTCTCGGCGACCACAAGATGGCGAAGTACTCGAACGCCGAGCAGGAGCATTTGTCCGCTCAGGTGTGGTGCCTGCTGCCGTGGTCGCACCGGATGGCCGAGCCGCTGAACATGGCTCTGCAGGACGTCTACGGGGAGGACGTCTACGCGAAGTTCGACATGCGCGGCCTCCTGCGTGGAGACGACGCGAGCCGCGCCGCCCTGTACCAGGCCCTTTGGAACATGGGGGCGCTGAAGCCGAACGAGAT